AAATTGCTTCACAAGTTGGAAAATCAGCAAGAGGATTCTACATGCCAACAAACATTGGTTTTGGCAAAAGGGATCAAGTAGTTGGTACTAATTCTTCTGGTGGATTCTTAAAAGGAACTGATCATCTTGGTTCAGAATTTGTAGACGCCTTATACGCAAGGCTCGTTATTGGCCAAGCCGGTGCGCGCCGAATGGAAGGTCTCAAAGGGGATGTTGCCATTCCGAAACTATCTGCTTCTGTAACAAACTCAGCTTTTGTTTCAGAGAATAGTGCTCCTTCAGAAGGTGCTGCAACATTCGCACAAGTCACCATGAGTCCTAAGACTCTTGCTGCTTATGTAGATGTTTCAAGAAAGCTAATGATGCAATCAGATCCTTCAGTTGAAGCAGTATTAAGAGATGATGTGATTAATACTTTTGCTAGAAAAATTGATGAAGTTGCAATTGAGGGAGGTTCTTCTAATGAGCCTTCAGGTATTATTGCTTCAGCAACAGGTAATGTTCAAGCACTAGGAACAAACGGTGCAGCAGTTGCTTATAGCGACCTTGTTGACATGGTTAAACTTGTTGAAGAAGATAATGCTATCCTTAATGATGCATCAGTTAAATTCATCGGTAACCCTAAAGTAACATCAAAACTAAGAAGCACATCTAAGCAAGCTTCTGGTGTTGAAGGTAACTTTATTCTAGGTGAAGATAACAGAATCTTAGGTTATGATTACCTATCAAGCACATTAGTACCTAGCGACCTTTCAAAAGGTACAGGTTCTGATCTGTCGGCATTAATATTTGGTGACTTTAGTCAGCTAATGCTTGGATTCTACTCAGGTGTTGACGTAATCGTCGATCCTTACACAGGTTCAAGTGCTGGTACAACTAGATTAGCATTCTTCCAAGACTTAGACATTGCTCTAAGACATGATGATGCTTTCTCAGTATGTAAAGATATCGTTACCACTTAATTAATATAAGTGTATGTTAAGGGCTACTTCGGTAGCCCTTTTTTTATGTATAATGGAACCATGAGCGATAACAAAATTAAATTCGTTTTCAACCAAACATATTATTATGGCGGTGAAAAATATCAGTCAGGTGATATAATCGAGATTCCTGAAAAAGATGCCCAAGATTGGGATAAAGCGTATTTTGGTAACATATATAAACCAAAAGGAAGTAAGAAAAAGAAGGATAAATAATGAAAGTAGTAGCAACAAGAAAAGTATTTTATAACGGTGTTTGGCACGATGCAGGTGCAGAATTTATTTGCAATGAAAAGGATTTTGTAGGATTAGCATCAGCAGGTGTTGAAAAATATAAAGAACATAAAGTAGTTAAACAGAATAAATCAGTAAAAGAATTTAAAACTAGATAATGGCATTAGAAACAGCACAAGATTTATTAAACTTTTTTGATACAGAAACTCATGGCATAACAGCATCAATATCAATTGATGGAACTAGCTCAAATATTTCTGTTATTATTAATAATGAATATTTTGATATTCCAGGTGATTCTGTAGATATTGTTGGGTCACAACCAGTTGTGCATTGTAGATCAAGTGATGTTTCCGGTGTAGATACTAGTGACACTATTACAATAAGTGGTATTACATATAATATTGTAAATATACAACCAGACAATACAGGAGTAACTGTACTAGTTTTACAAGATACATGATTCTATATAGTGAAATGCAGTTAGATGATGCTTGGCAATATGATTGTCGCATGCGTTCATTATCTGATAGAATGTGGATCACTAGAACTAAATATGAAAGATTATTTGTACATTATCTTCAATCTGTTATAGATGGAGATGAATTTATTAAATTAGATATTTATATACCTGAACATATATTAGATAATATGGATCAAGAAATAGATATATATACAGAGGAGAGATTACATTGATAGATAAATTAATACAACCAGTAACTAAAATACTAGATAAATTCGTTGCTGATAAAGATTTAAAAGCAAAACTTAAGCATGAACTTGATACTGAAATACACAAAGCAAATATGGCACAAATTGATGTTAATAAAGCTGAAGCAACACATAAATCATTGTTTGTTGCTGGCTGGCGTCCATTTGTGGGTTGGATATGCGCTTGTGCTTTGGCATATCACTTCATTCTTCAACCGATCTTGGTATTTGCCATATCTGTTTATGGGATATCAATTACACTCCCAGATTTTGATATGAATAGTTTAATGACTGTTCTATTAGGTATGTTAGGTTTGGGTGGTCTGAGGACATTTGAGAAGGTCCAAAAAGTATCTAGAGAAAAGTAATGCCTAAAAAATCAAAAGCACAATTCACACAATCTCATGAACCAACCGCTGGCGTTAATGGTAAAAAAACATCACAAGGTAGAAGAAACTTCGGTTCATCATCTATGAATAAGCATAAAAGAAGAAGTTACAAAAAATATAAAGGTCAGGGTAAATAATATAAAATTGATCTATGTCACATTTAAGACAACAAATAAGAGAAAGAGTAGCCACTACATTAACAGGACTCACAACAACAGGGTCTAATGTTTTTCAATCTCGTATCTATTCAATAGAGACTAATAAACTTCCTTGTTTATTAATTTATACAAAAGAAGAAACATCAGAACCTATAGTAATGAATCCACCTAGAACTATTCATAAAAATTTAACATTAAATATAGAGGCATACTGTAAACAAAATGCAAATTTTGATGATACTATAGATTTAATAACTAAAGAAGTTGAAGAAGCTCTATACAGTGATAGATTAATCAATAATTTAGCTAAAGATAGTTATCTTACTTCAACAGAAATAGAGTATAATAAAGAAGGTGATAATCCAATTGGTATAGTCACAATGACTTTCCAAATAGAATATCAGCATATAGAAGGAAATTTAGGATAAAATTATGGCAACATTAAAAGGATCAGATGGCATAGTAAAAGCAGGATCTGCAGGATCTGAAGCAGTCGTCGGTGAAATTAGAAGTTTTTCAATTGAGCAAACAGCAGACACCATTGAAGATACAAAAATGGGTGATGCTGCTAGAACTTATAAGCCTTCATTAACATCTTTTACAGCATCTATTGATGCTATGTTTGATGATGATGACACAACTCAAGTAGCAATGAGTATTGGTAGTGAGTTATCTTTTCTTTTTCAACCTGAAGGAGATACAGCAGGTGATTATCAACTATCAGGATCAGGTATTGTTACAGGAATATCAAGATCACAATCGTTTGATGGTTTAGTTGAAATAAGTTTTTCAGTACAAGGTACTGGTGCATTAACTGTTGGAACAGCTGCTTAATAGATGAAAGCAATTGATAGAGCTAAAGCTCATTTTGATAGTTTAGATATCAAGAAAATAAAAGTTCCTGAATGGGGTGATGACGAAGGCAATCCATTAGTTATTTATTCAAAACCTTTAACACTACAAGAAACATCAAAACTATTTAGATTGTCTAAAGAAGATGATCTAACTATGATGGCCTATATTCTTATCTATAAAGCATTAGATGAAAATGGAGAAAAGATATTTTCATTGGAAGATAAGAATGTCTTATTGAACAAAGTTTCACGTGAAGTCTTAGTTAGAGTAGCATCAGAAATGATGGGAAACTATGACGTTGATGCAATAAAAAAAAATTAGAGTCTAATACTTTTCTATATTTGCAGCTTCAGATCGCAGAAGCTCTTAGTATGACTTTATCTGATGTTCAAAAAATGACTAATGAAGAATTCTATTATTGGCTTGCATACTATAAAATAAAGGAAGAAAAGTATAAAAATGGCTGATACAAATTACAAAATCAATATTACCGCTGTTAACACAACAGAAAAGGCATTTAAGGATATTACAAAAGGTCTTAAAACAATAAAGTCAGTTTCTGCTGTTACAGCAAAAGCAGTAGGTGGTATTGCATTAGCAGCAACTGGTGTTGCAGCATCATTTGCAGCCGTAACTATGACTTCTACAAGATTCATAGATACTTTGGGTAAAACTGCATCAAAGCTTAATGTCAATGTTGAAACATTACAGAAAATGAGATTTGCTGCTGATCAAACTGGCGTATCACAAACTAAGTTAGATTTAGGTTTACAAAGATTTTTAAGAAGAGCTGCTGAAGCTGCTAAAGGTACAGGTGAAGCAAAGAATGCACTTAAAGAACTAGGTATACAACTAACTGATTCATCAGGCAAACTAAGAGATGCCGATGGTCTATTGCTTGACTTAGCTGATGCATTTGGTTCTGTCCAAGATGAAAATGATCTATTAAGACTAGGTTTTAAACTATTCGATTCTGAAGGTGTTGCTGTAGT